TAAGTAAAGCATGAAATAAGATTGCACGCCCTGGAATGCTTGCAATAGCAAAGACCACACAATCTTCAGTTTCTCCTTTATGTTTTCGTAAGTCATATAAATATTCCCTTCTTATTTTACAGTATATGGGTGGTATATTAGCATTTAAATAAGACATTTAAAACTATTTAATATCTCCCCAACTACTTCCTTTTTCATAATCAACTTTATTAGGTACTTTCAATTCAACAGCCGATTCCATTATTTCAATGATATCTTCAGCTTGTTTATCAGATACAACAGAAATATCCACTTCATCATGAATTTGTATATGAGGTATAATACCATTTTCATATAAAGCTACCATAGATTTTTTAGTCATATCAGCAGCAGAACCCTGTATTAGTTTATTTAAAGCTTTATAAGTAAAGGCACGCTTTAAAGGTTCATCATATTCTTTCCTTGCTTGTTCTAATGGTAATGGTTTAAACACACCAAATTGAACAGGCTGCCATAAATCAAAGTGACATGCTCTTCCACCCAAGGTTCTAATCTTTCCATAATTTTCTGCTCTTCTAGTTACATTGTCCATTAACTTTTTAACAAAAGGAGCTTTAGTATGATATTGTTTAATTAATTTTTCAGCAGACTCTTTCATCAATCCTAATTCTGCCATTAACTTATTCTTACCCATTCCATACATTAAACCTAAATTAATTGTTTTAGCTTGCTTACGTTCTATGCCAGCCATATCAGCAACAACTTGATGGAAATCTGCATCTCCTTGATTATATGCTTCAACAATTTCATCAACGCCTTCTAAATTTTGTAATTTTGCATAGTGAACTAAAATTCTAGGTTCTTGTTGTGAATAGTCAAATGAACCCCACAAATGTTTTTCTTCTGGAATAAATATAGATCTTATTAATGGTCCTAACTCTGGATGTCTTGCAGGTATTTGTTGCAAGTTTGGATTAGACATTGAAAATCTTCCAGTAACTGTTCCACCATCATCAGATCTAATTTGATTTATATCTGCATGTATTCTTCCATTAACAGCATGCTTAGTTATAGAATCTATAAATGTAGTATGTGCTTTATTTATTTCTCTTGCATCAGCAATTGATCTTGCTAATTCATGAGGATGATTTTGTAAAAAGTTTTTTGTAAAACTAGGTTCATCACTTTTTTCTGTTCTATCATATGGTAATTTTAATTTATCAAATGCCTTTGCAATTGACCTAGCAGCATGTATTTCTACATCAATTCCCGTTAAGTCCTTGATTTTATTGATAATTTTATTTTCTTGAACTATCAAATTTTTCTTTATTTTGTCAGCTTTTTCAAGATCAACCCTTACTCCTTTAAATCTCATGTCAACTAAACAAGGAAACAATTTTGTTTCTAAATTAAATACATCCATTAACTCTTGATTATGCATTTCCATATTTAATCTTTGCCAAAGTTTTAAAGTAGATTCAGCATCTCTTTCAGCATATTGACCAACAAACAATGCAGGCAATCTCCACATATCTTTCTTAGGATCTAATCCATAATCTTTAGCTGCTTCTAATAAAACTTTTTCATCTTTACCAAGACCTATGTAATGTTTTGCTAATGTATCAAGACGATAACTCATTCTGTTTTCATCAATTAAAGATGCTGCAATCATAGTATCTACAATTTTACCCTTAATAACTAACCCAGCAGATTTTAACCAACAAACGTCATACATAGAATTATGAAATATAAATTTAGTATCTTGTTGATTGAATAAATCTTGAAGCCAACCTAAAACTAATTTCTTATCTAGATTGCCACCTTGTTCGTGACCTATAGGATAATAACCAGACCAACCTTCAACTGCTAATGAAATACCGGCGATGTGACCACGACCAACCACGTTCCCCGATCCTAGTTCAAGTAATTGCGGATCATTGGTCTCTAAGTCAATTGCTATTTCTTTATGACCGCGAAGATCTCTTAACTCTTCAGGCATAACCCATTCAGTGTCCGGTGTGAACAGAGGTCTTTGAAAGTTTCTCATAAAGTATATAGAATTAAAACAACAATTGTAACTAAGATTGCAAATGCAAATTGTTTAGGTATATAGCTATTCATTCTTTTCTCTTCTCATCTCTTCAATTTCTAATTCACAATAATGAATTATTTTTTTTAAATCTTCTATTCCGTTTTTATCTTTATAACGAATCACATATTTAATAACATTTCCTTGAAAAAAAGACAAGTTATTAGATGATATAAACTCATAAGGTTGTATGTTATATTTTTTATAATGATTACCACCTTCTTGTCTCATAGATGGAAATATTTTTTCCATATCTTTTTTATTTGTCATATTAAATAAGCGCGATCAAAGTTCTTTGGATCTACAATATGCAATTCACATTTAGCTCTTGTTGTTCCTGTATAAAATAAACGATGTAATTCATCAGGGTCTTGACTAAATGTTTCTAAAGCTTTGCCAGTTAAATCCTGTAATAATAAAACCTTATCGGCTTCTCCTCCCTTCGCTCCATGTATTGTTGACATTATTATACGAGGATTTTTATTTATCTTTTCCCCATTCGCCCTCATGTTACGAATGTAGTTTTCGGTAAGGTTATCTAAACCTTCAAACGAATCGTACCAAACTTTATTTGTAATTAATCCATGTTTTTCCATACATTCTTGCAAAGTATATTTTGTTTCAGAATGTAAGGTTTTACCTTTCTTAAATCCTTCCAATACATTAGCCCCTAAATATTCGTATATATTCTTTATTTCTAAACTATTTAAATAACAACCTCCTCTCCAAGATTCCCAGTTATATAAAGCTAATAATAATTTTAGAGGAATAGAATTTTGACCTTTATGTTGATAGTACCAACCCCTCAACTCACATAGTTCTTTAACATCATCTAAAAAATAGTTAGCTGATGATAATACTAACCAATTACCTTTTGACATATCTACTTGTGTAACATCTGAATATCTTCTTAAAATTCCTATTTCTTGTCTTGGTTTGTATTGTTTATCAAATCTATTTTGTACTTTACTAATAATTTTTTGAGATAATTCATGAATTGGTCCACCAGGAATACGATAAGATTGATCTAGTGTTTTAATATCATCTACTTCTTCTTTTAAAGCTATGAAATGGTCTACGTCAGCACCAGCCCATTTAAATATAGCTTGATCGTCATCACCCGCAATATAAGTTTTTTTAGAATTCTTCCACAAAGTTCTAACCATATCCCATTGTAATAGAGATAAATCTTGTGCTTCATCAATAAATAACACTTCAAAACTAGGATTAATATCTTCCAATATAAACTGTTCCAATAGATCATTAAAATCTTTTAATTGTTTTTCTTGTTTAAATCTTTTTAGTTCTTCTGAAATTAAATACAAAGTATTACGTTCAATATCTAATGTATTGTTTCTAGAATCATAATAATCTAATAGATCCATTTTTTTAACCACAGCTGTATTAATTATTGTAAGATATTCATTGTCTGAATTAAAAGTTCCATCATTCTCAGAAAAACTTGCTGTCTTAATTGGAATACCACACTTCTGTCCAAATTCTATATAATCATCAGTACCCATCATTTTTTCTTTACTCATACCCAACATTCTAAATGCATAAGAATGTAATGTTCTAAAATTGTATAGATCTGTTTCAGGATCTAATCCAAACTTTTCTGAAGCACGAGTGGCTGCTTCTTTCGCTGCTTTTTTAGTAAAAGAAAAATATCCTATCTGTTTGGGTCTTACTCCTTGTTGAATAAATTGATCAACTAAATTTAATAAAGTTGTTGTTTTTCCTGTTCCCGGTGGTCCTAATATTATTGTTTTCATTTTTAAAAAACATCCTCCTGGTATTTTATTTTAGAAACAGAAGCTTCAACTTTTTTCATAGCTTTTATTTTAATAACTCTAGGTTGTTGATTTTTAATTGCTGGTCTAAATTCTTCTACAAAACAATCTAATTGAGTAAGATAGTTTCCTGTTTTAATCTTATCATGTTCCCAATTATTTTTTTTACAAAAACTATAAAAATCTTCTCTTCTGAAATAAGTAAACTCTCTTTTTTCATCTGTGTAAGGTAGTTTATTTAATATATCATCCATAGTTCTTGCGCTTTGTCTATTAGTTGTCCAATCTTGTAATAAAGAAGTTATCTCATTAAGAGGATCTAAAGATTCTAATGGTTCAACTTCTTGTAAATTATTCATCATTGGTTTTAAAAAATGTTGTTTCCAATCTTTTGGACTTGGTATTGGAATAACTAAATTAGCTTGATCTAAACATGCTAATGCAAATAATCCTGGCATATAAAGCTGTTCTGTTTTTAATTCTATTCTGTTTTCTCCTACATCTAAAAACCATTGTGGTGGTTTAGATGCATACTTAGTTAAATTACCAAGTGTTGGCATTGCTTCTTCTCCAAATCCTACACCAAATCTTTTTGTTCTACACAGTCCTGATTGACATACAGAATTAATAGGAGCATCTTTACATCTATATTTGTCATATCCCTTTCTATTTACTGATTTAATTAATTGTTGAACCTCACTATTACTTAAAGGAGGATTCATATATTCTATATTTGCTTTTACAATTTGATCTTCCCATGAATCAGGATTAGCTTGTTTAAAATAAACTGCGATATTAAATAATCCATTGTTTCTAGACCCCTCACCAAAACCATCTTTAGCAAGTTTGTTTAGACAGGGAGGTCCATCTTTAAATGCTTCTTCTATTTTCTTTTCTTCAATTTTAATTTCTTTAAGATCTTCTTCCTTGCAAGCATAAAGATCATAGAGCTTAAAAAATTCCTCAAGTGTACAACCGGAGCCACTATCGTTGATAGCATATCTTAATCCTTTCATTTCATTGTGGTAGGGTAAGTTTAAAAAATTACCAGTGTCCCCACGTTCCACTAATATTTCTGTTTGCTTAGGAAAGATTTCACATCCTTCATAACCTAACATCTTTGACATCTTCTTTAATGTTCCTTGCATTAAAGATGCTGATATAAATTCTTTTGTAAATAAAAATACATGTGCTCCACCTGATTTAGAACGACATACAATTAAAGGAAGTTTTAATTTTCTTATATTAGTAATTAAATCAAGATGATTAAAATTATACTGATCAATATCTATACATCCCCAACGACAAGTATTGTTTTCTGTAATAGGTATAATACCAAGAGCTGGACCTTCTCCTTTTAAATGTTTTTCCCAAAGATCATCAGTAACATTTCCTCTTACTATAAATGCTTTACCACCTTGTTTGCCGTTTTCTCCGCGGTCTCCTTTTTGGTATTGACCATAAGCAATAGTCAATCCTTCAAATATCTTTTTAAATTTATCTTTCATAGATCCTTCTTTCTGTTAATGGGGCCCAAAAATGGGCCCCTTACTAAAGCTAATACTTAAAACGGAGTACTGTCTTTAGATACTTCTTCTACATCTGCTCTTGTTTGCACGTTACCTTTGGAAACATTAGAATTAAAATCTTTAGACATTAAGTATAAAGATTTATCTGTTGATCCCATTATTCTGTCCATGTTTACAACCCATCCATACCAAGAACCTTTATCGTTCTTTTGTAATGTTGATGATAAATTATAAACAACCCCATGCATAGGTGGTATTGCAAATCCACCTTTTCCATCAGCTATTTGTATGGTCTTCATCATTGAATTCCATTTTTTGCTAACGTTAAGTTGTGTTGATTTCATTGTAATCAACGCAGGTGTATAACCACCTGTTTTTGTTTCAGCCATTACATAATAAGAAGCTGTTTCTTCTAAGTAGTTACCATTAGGTAATCTAATTTTAGAACCATCTCTCTTACCTGATTGGATTACCGGACTGTTTGGTAGATGTATGGCAACTGGTGCTCCAGGACCATCTCCTCTATCAGACCACTCTGGGAAATCCTTTTTGTAGTAACAAGGAATTACCTTGATACCTTTTTTACCATCGTATAATTCGCTGGTAACAGTATTATAAATCATGCCAGGCTTAGCACCATCTACATACTTTGCATCTCCATCAGTTACCTGTGGCGATAGTTGTCCTAGGATTCTAAGAAAAGGAAGCGCAAGATCTTCTTGCGTCATATTCTCAAAACCTCTAGCTGTATCATTGCCAAACAAGGCAAGTGATCCAGTATCTTTTTTAGCCATTACTTCATTAGCCATTATCATTCTCCATTATTTTCGGGTTATTTTAGTTCTGTCTTTAATCCATGTACTAAAGACATCAGAAGGCATGTCGAGCCCGGACTCGACACGCTCCTGAAATAGGGCTGTCAATGTATTCCAAG